TGATGAACATCAAACAATTTTTGGTGCATATGGAAGTCCTACATGGTCCCCTGAGATTGCTGCAGGTGCTGGTGGTGTAGCTGCTAAATATCTAAACATTGATCCAGCAAGAACCCTTCAAACTCTACCAGTTGTAAATGTAGTTGTTCCAAAGAAATCTAATTGGTTCACTCAAAGCGAGTTGAACACCTTATTATTTAACGGTATTACTCCATTAAATTATACAGGTGGAATTGCTCGAATCGTTAGATGTATTACCACTTATCAAGTCAATTCATATGGAATGGCTGATCCATCATATCTTGATGTAACAACCATGAGCACAAATTCGGCAATTATGCGTGAATGCAAAACTATGATCTTGCAGAAATTCCCTCGTTCAAAACTTGCCGCAGATGATACAGCATTTGGTGTAGGACAAGCGATAGTAACTCCAAAAATTATACGTGGGGAATTAATTGCCCTTTACGATGACTTTATTTTCAGAGGTCTCGTGCAAAATAAAGGTGATTTTGTTGAAAAACTAATTGTTACTTTATCTCCAACGGACCCAAATCGCGTGGACGTGTTATTACCTCCTACCTTAATAAACAATTTAGTGGTAACTGCGTTGCGTAATGAATTTAAATTAAGGATTGGTAATTAGTTTATAAAATAAGGGTTTGATTATATAATAAATACAACAAAGGACGAATATTAGTGGAATAATATTCGTCCTTCTAATCACATTTTTAATAGAGGTAAAAACATGACTAATACTATTTATTCAGGCGAAAACAGCGAATTATATGAGCAATCATATCCATATGTTTATGCAGGAATTAGAAAGACAGATGAAAAGGTTTATATAGGTGCGAGATATGCTCATATTAATGCAAAAAGATCAGTAAAAGACGATTTTGGGCAGCATTATTTTACAAGTTCTGAAAAAGTAGAATTCAATGAATTTGACTGGGAAATATTGTACATCAGTAATAATTCAAAAGATTTAGATGATGTGTTTATTTTTGAAGCAGAATTAATCAATGAGCACTGGGGTAAACCTTATTTGTTAAACGGATATAATCCTAAATCAGGAAATTTTAATAGAGCTGGTAAAGAACCTTGGAATAAAGGTAAAACTAAAGAGAATGATCTAGTTATTTCTCAAATATCTGAATCGTTAAAACGGTATTATGCAAATCCAGAAAATGCAGAAAAGATTGTCGAAATGAATAGAAAGATTTCTGATTGGTATATAAATCCAGAAAATGCAGAAAAGATTGTCGAAATGAATAGAAAGATTTCTGATTGGTATATAAATCCAGAAAATGCAGAAATGATTGTTGAAAAAGGTCGTAATCATTCTGAATGGTGGGCAAATCCACAAAATGAAGAAAAGATTGCTGAAATGAAATTAAAGAATTCCACAGCTCGAAAAGAATGGTGGGCAAATCCAGAAAATGAAGAAGCCATTGAAAGAAGAAACAAGAACAGTTCTGAATGGTGGGCAAATCCAGAAAATACAGAAAAGATTAAAGAAATAGGACAAAAAGTTTCTGCAGCTCAAAAAGAACGATATGCAAACCCTGAAGAATTAATAAAAACTTCTGTTGCAATTAAGAAATGGTGGTCAAATCCCCAAAATGCGGAGAAGGTTGAAGAAAGAAATAAGAAGAAAAAGGGTAAATCTCAAAAACAATTGACATGCCCACATTGTGGAAAATCTGGTGGAAATTCATTAATGACACGTTATCATTTTGATAAATGTAAAAACAAATAAATATATATTATTAACAATTAACTAAAAGGAATTAAATTATGAGTCGAATAGCAGGTATGGCGTTGTTTTCAGTCAACGGAAGAGCTTACTCTACCGACGGGGAATTTGACATCAAAATACAAAATGTTACAAGAGAAGCAATACCAGCTTCTGATGGTCAAATTCATTATTCAGAAATGGTAACACCAGATACTATCTCCGGGTCTTTATTACTTACCCCCGATTTAAGATTTTCAGATATTACCTCCTTTGAAAACGGAACAATTCAAGTTCAGTTAAAGAAGCAAGGTTCTCAATCAGTTGCAATATTGAAGAATGCATTTTTCTCAGGCGATTCTTCAGTGACTTCAACTGATGGTAAGCTTAAAGTAGAGTTTACCGGACAAGGTAGATGGATGTAAACCTCATCTTTTAAATTTGATAAATAATAATAAGGGATGTAAGTCCCTTTTTATTTAATAATTTTGAGATAGGAAATGAATTATGACGATTTATGTACAAGTAGCTACAACAATTAAAGATTTTAATGGTGATGATACAAACGAACTATCGTTTCAAGAGCCAACAGTGTCAGATTGGTTGAAATGGGAAGAAGCTGGCTCTGAGAAGATCACCGAATATGATGAATTTGGACATGTAAAAAGAGAAATATCAAAACCATCAGAAATCAAGCAAACTTTGGTTTTGTTAAAAAGTTGTTCTACATATGGTAGAGAATTAGAAAAGCTATCTTTCCAAGATGTAATGAAATGTGGGGCCGAGTTGTACTCTTTTTTGGATTTATCGGGCAAACAAAAGAAGAAAGGTTAGAGATCATATTTAACATTGCGTGGCATTGGAAATTAGCACCATCAGAGCTATTTAAATTAACAGCTTCACAATTGTTAATTTATTTAGAACAAACAGCACGGATTTTGAAGGAACAAAATCATAATGAGTAAGAAATATTCCGTAAGTACAGTATTTTCAGCAATTGATAAGATGACTGCTCCAATACGTCAGATGCAGGCATCAATTCGTGGTTTTACAACACAAATTAATCAAGCAAATTCAGCAACGGGTAAATTAGGAAATGCAAAACTTTCCCGTCTGCAAGTTCAATTAAAGTCAATTCGTGGTGCAATAGCTCAAGTAACAACTGGAGTTGTAAAACTAGGTGCAAATCTAGGCAAATTAGCCATCAACAAAATTTCATCAATCGCTAAATATTCAGCGGCGGCCTTAGGTGGTTCAGCTGCTGCTGGAATATATCACGGCGTAGATAAAGCTCAAATTAAAGAGAGTTCGTTAATTTCTTATAAAAGTATTTTTGGGTCAAAAGAGAAAGCACAAGAAGAATATGACCGTATGGTGAATATAGGAAATAAGACACCTTTTGAAACTCAAGAGTTAATACAAGGTAATCTTGACTTGAAAGTAGCAAATATGCCAACTGATGACAAGTTCTTTATGGGCCTAGCAAATATGGGTTCTGTGATGAATAAGGGCATGGAGGATATGGTTGCTGCAATTATTGACGCAAATACTGGTGAATATGAAAGATTGAAAACAACATTTGGTATTAGAGTGAGAACAAAAGATGGTTCACCAAATATGGTTTCTTATCAAGGTAAGGATATTAAAGTAAATGGAGTTAAGGATGTAATTGCATTTTTACGTCAGTTAGGTGAAGAGAAATATTCAACTGCTGCTGTAGATCAAATGAAATCTTTGAAAGGACTTAAGTCAAATTTGATGGATGCAATTGATCAGGAGTCAGCTGCAATTGTTGAGAATTCAGGTGCTTATGATTTAGTAAAAGATGCAATTAAAACTGCTACACAAATGTTACATGAATATAGACCTGCTTTAACACAAGGCTTAAAAGAAGCAGTTGATTTTATCCGAGCTAATAAAGATGAAATTAAGAATTTTGTTGTTGAGGTATTTGGAGAAATAAAGAAAGCCTTCATGTATCTATATGAACATCGTGAGGAGATTTTAAATATCTTTAAAAGCATTGTTTCGACAATTCAACAAATAGTTCCAGCACTCGCTCAAGGTTTGGTAACAGCTAATAATGTTAGTAATGCAAGACAAGAAATTGTAGGTGATGGAAAACAAACTTTAGGAAAAAGATTATTTGGTGGTTTATTTGGGGATGACAAAAATTCAGATGCAGCTAAAACCATTTCTGCTAAGAATTCTTCTAATGTCCAAAAAACAGAGCAACATATTAAATTTACAGCAGATATACCTGGAAAGGTTGAAATATCTTCTACGAATAAACCTGGATTTGTGTCACCTTTACTAGACACTGGCAATAATTCAAGAAGAGCTCAAAAATCAGGCTTTCAACAATTTGCTAATTCTTTACCAGGACGATAGAAAATGACAATATTTGATAATTTTATTGAAACAACTCCATTAGGTTCTGGTAATCAAAAACCAAACTGGAGAGAAAGTTTACAACCAGTTTCATTTCGTAATAAGAAATTTTATGTTTATAGCTCAAATACTTCAGGTGATGCAAGAAGAATAGTAACCCATGAATATCCACAGCAAGATATTCCATATCATGAAGATATGGGTCAACAATTCAGAGTTTATGAATTATCTGGATATGTAATTGGTGATAATTGGGAAAAGGAACGTGATGAATTAAGAAAGGAATGTGCTAAAAAAGGTGCAGGATTATTAATTCATCCAGATTTTGGACAAGTAAATGTCAGATGTATTGCTTGTAATATAACGGAAGATAAAACAACTCGTGGAAAGTCTGTTGATTTTAATTTAGTCTTTGTTGAAGATTTAAAATCACCAAATAAACAAATATACATTGATAGTGCTCAAAATCTTAGAACTGTAGCTAAAAAGGCTTTATCAACGTTAGACAAGGTTTTTAACACCTTTTACACAATAACAAATTTACCAAACTATGTTTATAGTTTTATTAGTAATCAAGTATCTGAATTAATTGGTATTGCACCTTTACAAGTTCTAAATGTTGTAGATAGCTTCTATTCATTAAAATCTGTCGATTTCTCATTACCATTAGATTTAAGTCAAGCGATTTCCAAATACACAGCAAGTATTAACAATGATTATATAAATGATGAAATTGCAACTTATACAATTGACCCACAAACAGCAATTGATGAATATTTAAAAATAGCTAATACAGATGCTGAACATGTAAACGAGAAAACACCAACAGATGTTAAGCAAAATATTCAAACAAAGATTGTTGAAAACTATTTAAAACAGAACGCTATTATCCAAGCCTGTATTGCATCAACATATATTAATTTTAAATCATATGATGAAGCAATTCAAATTTGGGACAAAATCAACGTTAAATTAGATGCATTAATTGAAATTGCTGGAAATGGTGCTTCTGATGGTAGTTATAAAGTTCTTAAAGATGTTAAAGCTTCTTTTGTTGAAGATATTAAAACTAGAGCACCAGATTTAACACATGTGATTTATAAAAATGTTAGAACAGCTACACCAGCTTTAGTTATTGCATATGAACATTATGACGATATTAGTCGAGAACAAGAAATCATTGACAGAAATAAGATCATTCACCCTGGATTTATTATGGCTGACAGATTGGAGTTATTATCAGAATGAGTATTGTAAATGTTAGATTTGAAGATAATCCACATGTAATTGTTGGTTGGGAAGATGTTCAAATTAGAAAAAGTATGGATGACGCAGCTTCCACTTTTGCTATTGGAATAGTAATTGAAAACAATGATTTCTTACCTAAAGTTGGAGACAAGGTTCAAATCAGTTATGGAAACGAACTAGTTATTACAGGATATGTTGATAACGCTCGTGAATCATACGATGCAAACGGACATTATATTCAAGTTTCTGGTAGAAGTTTAACGAAAGATTTAGTTGATTGCTCAGTTAATATTGCTGAATGGTCACAAACAAAGATTTCAGAAATTGTCAAATCTATATGTAAACCATTTGGGATAACTGTAACTATTCAAGGCAATGATGTAATTGTTCCATCATTCTCTACTTCTAATTCAGAAACAGTAATTGATGCTTTACATCGATTAGCTGATATTTCAGAAACAATTTTAACTGATGATGAAAAAGGTCATTTAGTTTTTACAACAGCTGGCAAAGCTGGTAATGGGAATAATATTATTAATATCCCATACAATAATGAATCAAATGTATTAGCTGGAACTAAATCTGAAGATGAAAGCAATCGCTTTTCTGAAATCTTAGTTCGTTCTCAAATACGTGGCGACGATGAAAATTTCGGAAGATCAACAAATGAAATTCTTGGAATTGCTAAAGATAAGAGAAATGTTAAAAGACACAGACCATTAATAATCAATGCAAATGAACCCTTGACTAAATCAGAAGCAGATAAATTAGCTGCATGGCAAAGAGATGCAAATACAGGGAAATCATTAGAGTATAGCTACACTGTTCAAGGATGGACATCTTCTCCTTCTGGCTTATGGAAAATTAACACAATTCCAACTGTTGATGACAGAGTTTTAAAATTCAAAAGCAGTGAATTATTTCCGTTAGTAATATCTTCTTTATCTTTTAACATAAACAATTCAAATGGAACAACAACAGATATTGTTTTAAATCCCATTTCTGCTTATATCCCATCAAAACAAGTTGATCAAAAGCGTGAAATTACTAACGTTAAAACAAAACAAGCTAGAGATGAAAATGGAACTAATAATTTAAATCCAATTCCTCAATGGAGGTAAAAAGATAAGCTTTATGAGAAAAGGCGTAATCAATTTTGTAGAGAATAATACAACAAAAATGCAAACCGTTCAGGTAAAT